GTACACTCATGTCTACTACCTTGTCAATACGTCAACTAAATATATTTTTTAATTCATTATATCTTTATATAAATCAAGCAGTTTAGTTTGTGACGCATTTTTATTTTCCAGCACTCCTAGCACTTTTCTCTCTACGGGTGAGCCTACAAGATGCACCACGCTACATCTATTTACTTGCCCTGCACGATGGATTCGAGCATTAGCTTGTTTATATGTTTCCAATGAGAGCGTGATACCCCACCAAACAATCGTATTTGCCGCGTGCAAAGTTACCCCATGCGATGCCGCTTGCGGCTGGATAACAAGGACTTGTGGATTAGGTGAAGTTTGGAACGAATTAAATATCTCAGAGCGTTTGTTTGCATTAACGCCACCATGAATAATCCCAACACTGTACCCTACGTCTAAGAGTATTTTCTCTACTATCTCTATAGTGTGCTTGAACTGCACGAACACAATCGTCTTATGCGATGTCTCTTCTACAATGCTCAGTAACTCTGCCGCACGCGCTTTAACATCAAACTCAATCACTTCCCCAGTATCCGAATACACCGCCCCTGATGAAAGTTGGAGTAGTTTGTTCAGAGCAACTGCCGCATTAGCCGCAGTAATCTCTTCTCCTGCCGCTTCCATAAGCATTTCTTTCTTGAGAAGCTTGTAATATTTTTCCTGTTGTGCAGACAGAGGTACATCTTTTGTTTGATACGTTAGCTCTGGCAGGTCTAAACATTCTTCTTTGGTAAACCGTATTGCAGGTTGCATATAGCTATGCACTATCTGTTCTGCCTCTGGTCGGTTCTTAAACGTAAACTGCGATGTGCGAATTTGCACCATGTCTCGGAAAGCATTGAATGCTCTAGGTGTATTTTTAGGGTTAGCGATTTTAATTAGTCCATACGCATCTACAGGAGATTGAGCGGCAGGTGTGCCTGTTAGCATCCATAGCCATGTGTCTGCAGTGACTAGGCGATTCATTGTTTTCCATCTGCGCGTTGATACGTTTTTTAAATGCGTAGCTTCATCTACTACAATCAAATCAAACCCACCTTCAGCAATCTCTTTCTCTACTATCTCAACACCATCGAAGTTTATGATAACGAACTCTGCATTACCTTTAATAATCTGAGCACGCTTCTCTCTACTACCATGTGCAATCTCAACTGAGCGATGCATGGCTGTTTTAAACAAGTCTTTGCGCCATGCCGCATCCATAATAGATAGTGGGCAAACTACAAGCACACGGCGTATCACTTCCAAGTCCATTAAATAATCTGCCGCCCATATAACAGAATTAGTCTTACCTGTTCCCATTTCATTTAGGCAAAAAGCTTTGCGGTTGAGCGTTAAAAATTCTGCCGTTACTCGCTGATGGTCAAAAGGTTTATATACTCCTGTCCATTTATACTGTGTGCGAATAGGTGAAGGTACGTCTTTGATACCCATATTATTTAAGATATGCATTTCAGCTAACCCAAAGTTTACCCATACATCTGTTGTACCATAGTAGATATCTGTAATTTTGCTTTTAGGTATGACGCTTGTAAACGCATCGGGATTAGTGGTCTTGATAGACAAGACCTTATCTTGTATCACTTCTAGTTTCATTGTTAGTCCTTACAGCCCCTTAAGGGGGCGAATCATTTATCTTCTAGTACTTCAAATAGTTGGGGTTTGTTTCTATCTTTATTAAAGTACCACGCTCTTACTTTATTTAAACACATCTTTCGTTCGCTAACACGAGTTCTAAGAGACATCGTACATAGAGCGTCTATGTGACGCTCCACTAGGCTCTCAGGTAAACCCGATTCCATTGCAATAATCTGCACTGACTTTACAGATACTTCCATATTATTTCTTCTTAGGTTTAGCTTTCTTTGGTGGCTCGTTCTTCTTCATAGTGTGGTCACTGTTGCGTTGAAACGAACGATTTACTGCTGGTTCTCTAAGACGTAGGTTGTCTTTACCGTTACCTGCTTTAGTACCTTTAATATGGTCAATGTCTTTCCCATCACGGTCAATACCCGCTTTATCAAATGCATATCGAGCACGCTGTCTTGCTAATCTAGCTTCGTGGGCTTTAGGACGTAGCTTTTCTAGTTCATACTCCCGTTTAACATTTCGATCTTCTTTATTCTTGTAAGGCATCAGCCCTCCTTGTAGTTACCATTATGAATGCAACGTGTAGCCTGACACCATCGACGGCATAGTCCGTTAGGAATAGGATTAAATACTCCCGTCTCGTAGGCTACTGACCGTTGCGCTAATATAGGTGCTAGTTTATCAAAAATACCCAATCTATTCTCGTATGTATATTCTTCTTTAACCATCTCGTTAGCTACTACGAAGAGTAGCATCCCTTTGATAGTCTCAATATACGGGAATTCTAGGAATACCGCCGCCGCTAGTAGTGCTAGTTGCTTAGTGTCTGCATACTTTGCTGACTTGCCTGTTTTATAATCCACAATATACGCTTTCTTAGCATCTGCGTCTACGATGACAAGGTCTGCAATGCCACGCCAGTACCTATTAGGTGCTTCATAATCACAGAACTCATACCCAGTACCTACCTTCGCCACCGCGAGTTTATATTCGCAAAGCTTTCTGCCTTTGATGTTATTGATAGTATCAAGGAACTTCTTAACAAATATAAACCGCTCTGGTAATGCCTCACCTTTACCTATGTAGTTCTCAGCCGCAAGATGTAAGTCTTTTCCATACAGCGTAGCTGAGGTATCTGCGAAGGGTATGTACTTTAAAACATGGTGTGCTTCGTACTGCTTAGGGCAGGTAATAAACCTACTCAGTGAACTATAAGTAAAACTAGGTACGCTCATTTTTGCATACCCATCTTATGTAAGCCTTCTGAGGCGTTGAAGCAGTACAGGGTATAGACTTCCACTCTGTGTAGCAGACCCACAAACTACCGGTTTTTCTTAGTTTCGGCTTCAAATATATCCGCGCATTCTCTATCACACCATCTCCTCTTGTATCCTATAAAGTCACCGCACGTCCAGCAAAGTCCGGTGGGGTTAGTTGTATCTATTTGTGCAGCTTCTCTGCAAATAACTGCGATAAGTTTATCTCGCATCATCTCCTCATGCAGTGACGCGAGGTCTGTGTTTCCATCTTCTGTTGCCATGTTATTTTTCGTTATGTATAAATACTAATCTAGACAGGTACCATTGCGCTTTCTGCAAGTCTTCATGTGCTTTACCTTTGTTTCGGTATCGCCACATATACTTAAAGGCGTTGCCTCGCAGATACCCAATAAACTCTTCGGGCGTAAGCATTGCTTCCATCGCAACAATACATTCTATTTTACCATTTTTGTAGTGTGGAGGCTCGTTAACCATGTCTTCTTTTTTAGCTTCGTGTACTGAGTCACCCATGTATAATTGCCCTTGTGTGTATGCATCGTAAATTGTTTTAGGTTTGTCGTTCATAATGTTAACTCCCAGCCTGTCGGCTTTATTAAATGTTGTTGTAAAAACTTTCTACACATCTTGTTGTCTAGTGAACTAACGTCCCTGCGCTTGCGTCTTTGCAAATGGTCTTGCACTCCTGCTACCACTGCACATCTCTTACATATTGTACTATCTGTTTTAAATGCTGATTCTTCTTTGATTAAGTTACATACCTCGCATAACCTATTCATGCTCAAGCTCCTTGAAGATATTTGGTGCAATTCCATGTAGCTGGCGGTTAATCTCATGTGCCACTGCGCGTATCTCCCACTGAGCTTCTTTACCGCTACGTAGTTTAATGAAGTCATACCACGCTTGGAAGTTACCGACTACCAGTAATTCTGTTGTCGTGCCTTGTGGTAGGATAAAACGAGCGTCCTCTTTTTTAAATCCATCAGCAATTAACTTATCGTATAACCATTTAGCATGATTCTGTATTTCCCATGCGTCAATATGATATATAGAACTCATTATAGAGTCTGGCATTACACTTTCAACTTCACCTTCATTGCAATACCTCTGACTACGTTGCAGGAAATCCAAATGCTTACTGCGAACAAACTGATGTGAGCAGATACGGCTAATATCTTCAACCAAGAATGTCGCGTGGGCGAAACGTAGTGTAGATAAATGCCCTTTTGTTACACAGTGTTCTGCGCGTTTGATGCACTGCTCTGGTGATTGTTCACCTGTCTTACCGTAGCATATACCTGCAAGTAACCCGATGTGTTCTTCGGGATTGGGTGTGCTTTGCACTAGGGTTACTTTCATATTTTGTCCTCATTAAGTTGATAAGGATGACAGGTTAAATTCCAGCGAGT